TATTTGAAAATCATCCTGAACTTGTGGAAGACGAGTACTTTAGTCCTCACAGTACTGCAGTTATTTCAATCCCACAAAAGGCGCCTGAAAATGCAATCATGAGAACTGAATCAGCACTTCAATTGCTTCGAAGAGTGAAGAAAGTCACAGACGAATGGGTTAAACCTGGTTTTCGAAAAGGTCAAAACACCCATAATATTTCCGCCACCGTTTCTATTAAAGATGCTGAGTGGGTTGATGTGGGAGAGTGGATGTGGGAAAACAGAGAAAGTTATAATGGACTTTCTGTTTTGCCGTTTGACGGGGGAACTTACACACAAGCACCATTTGAAGATTGCTCTAAGGAAACTTATGAAGCGATGATGAATTCGTTAACAAGTATCGACTTAACACAAGTTGTAGAGGAAGAAGACAACACAGACCTTAAGGGAGAAGTTGCTTGTGCTGGAGGTTCCTGTGAGGTTAAATTTGTATGAGTTATTCCAAACAGGTAATAGATCATTTTGAAAACCCAAGAAATGTGGGATCACTAGATAAGGGTGATAATTCTGTGGGCACCGGCATTGTCGGTGCTCCTGCCTGTGGGGATGTTATGAAACTACAAATTAAAGTTGATGACAGTGGAAAAATCGAAGATGCAAAATTTAAAACTTACGGATGCGGTTCTGCTATTGCCTCATCTTCTTTGATCACAGAGTGGTTAAAAGGTAAGACTTTGGACGAAGCAAAACAAATTAAAAACAAAGAAATTGCAGACTATCTTTCTCTTCCGCCAGTAAAAATTCACTGTTCTGTTCTGGCGGAAGATGCAATTAGATCTGCTATAAAGGATTATAAGAATAAAAATGATATCTCTAACTGAGTCTGCTGCTCGTAAAATGAAATCTTTACTTAGCGCCAAGAAAGAAACGGGAGTTCGTGCTGCTGTTCAGGGCGGTGGTTGCTCTGGATTTACTTACAAACTGTTGTTTGATGACAAAAATGATAGAGACCGAGTAATAACAGACATGGGGGTTGAGATATATGTTGATCCTAAAAGTTATTTATATTTAATGGGAACTCAAATAGATTTTGTTGATGAGTTAAATCAATCTGGATTTAGATTTGTAAATCCTAACGCAAAAAGAACTTGCGGATGTGGAGAGAGTTTTTCAATATAATGTGTAAAAATACTTGCATTAATTGATATAATTTAGTACTATTATAAAACCAATAGAAAAGGAGTTATTATGTTTGGTGATGAAAAAGACAATCTTTTAACTAAAGATGAACATATTGTAAATTTTATGAAAGCATTTGTTGCTATTGAAGAAGAAATGAAACCATTAAAGGAGCACCTCAAGGATTTGCGAGCAAGTTATCATGAAAATGATTGGTTATCAAAAGAAGATATGAGGATGGCGGTTAAAGTGTATAGAATGCTCAAGCAGGGAGATGATCTGGAAATGATTACAGATTACTTTAATCATCTAAAGCATAATTTTGGAGGCGCAGATGATTAGGATCGAGGGCCTTCGCCCTGTCAACAGACATCTGACAATTGTCCCTCACTTCAGAGAAGCAAAGGAAAGCACAGATGTGTTATTGCCAGATGATTACAAAGAGCAGGAATCTCGATACATTCGAGCAACGGTTATTGATGTATCTGGTGATTGTGCTGATGATTTTCGCCAACTAAAGTATAGTGGCGAAAAGAATGAAATCATAGTTCAGAGATCTATGATTGAAGAGGTGGACATCGACGACAGAACTCACTACATGATTTTAGAGAATTATGTGATGGGCATTTATAGGAGACCAATTTTGAATGAACGTTGATTTATTTGGAGATGGTTACGGTTCGGTGCAGTATGTTTCTCATATGGGATCGGACCTTTCAGTTGTTAACGCTGCAAGGGTCTCGTTTGGAGCAGAAAAGTCAGAGGTTGACGAGACTGATAAAAAACTCATTAATTATTTGATGAAGCACAATCACTCTTCACCTTTTGAGCACTGTATGATAACCATGAAGTTTGTGGTGCCTTTGTTTATTAGGAGTCAGCATCACAGGCATCGAACATGGGCTTATAATGAAATATCAAGAAGATACACTAGTGTAGATGTAAAGTTTTATGAACCTACAAAGTTCCGACAGCAACACTCTAGCAACCGTCAGGCAAGCACGGATGAATTAATTAATCCTATTGTTGAGTATAACACAGCAGGGTTTCCAATATCGACAAATGCTAGTGAACTAGTTAAAATGCATAATTCAAGTAGTTTAAAGTTGTTCGAAAAACTTTTAAAGGCAGGTGTCTGTCGAGAGCAGGCAAGAGGTGTTTTGCCTCAGAATTTATATACTCAATATTTTGGAACAGTAAGTCTACACAATTTATTAAAGTTTATCTCTTTGCGTATTCATGAAGGAGCGCAATGGGAAATTCAACAAGTAGCGAAAGCGTGCTTGAAGATAGCAAGAGAACACTTTCCTCATTCAGTAGATTCTTATATTCAAAAAAATAAATTGGAGATCCTGTAGTGGGGATCCTTCTTTCTATATGTCTGATGTTTGGTCAGCATTACGGTCTTTCGAATTACCAAAAGCGTAATGTATGTAAATATGAGAACTTAATTGAGAAAGAAGCAAATAAAAACAATATAGATCCAAAACTATTTGCTGCTGTCATCTACGTCGAGAGCAGTTTTCGCACCAACGTTGTAAGTTCGGCCGGCGCTTGTGGTTTAACGCAAGTTGTTCCCAAATGGACTGGAGGACAAGAAACGGGTGGTATTAAATATACGTGCGAACAGTTGAAGAATCCAGTAACTTCGATTAAGGTTGGTGCTAAAATTTTGGGATATGTTACAAAACATTATGTTGGCGGAAATATTGAAAAAGGGTTGTGTTTTTATAATGCAGGCACAAAATGCATTACAAGAAAAGGATTTTACAAAAGGTTATATTATGTTAAAAAAGTTATGGATGTTTATTCTACCATCTCTGATGGTTGTTAGCGCTTGTTCTGATTCTACCGTAAGTCAAAGTTTGGATGCGACTGGAGTTCGTGCCATATACGATTCCACTGTAGACGCATCGCCCGATGTTTACACTATAGATTTTACTTTTCCAGATGCATATGTTGATCCATGTTTAAGTGCAACTAGTTCTAGTGATATTTTTTGTGATTGTCAACCGCAGTGTTGTCAGATCCAACAATGGTATTGCCCACCCTCTGGACTTGGTGTCAATGCTCTAGATGTTGTTATGAATATATGTGATGAAGAGTTCGAACCTTGCGATAGGTCTAATAATTTTAATTGTCCACCACCACAAGTTCTTTCACAGGGGTCTTGCCGATCTGTGTTAGAATGTCCTCCAAACTTGAATAACGATATAACAATAACGGTAAGGTGCGAGATAGAAGGCGTTGAGGGCACTCAGAGGATTTTATGTTCCAAAGGTAATATAGAGTATGGAGAGTGCGTGACCTGTACTCCATCAGAAGAAAGATGTAATTATAGTGATGATGATTGCGACGGAATCACCGACGAGGATCAGAGAAATGCATGTGACGAGTGCGGACCAGTGCCAAGCGAAGAGTGCAATAATGTAGATGACGATTGTGACGGGTTAACAGATGAAGAACTAATACAAGAGTGTGCTACGCCTTGTGAGGTTGGTATAGAAATTTGCGACAACGGTAACTGGATATCTTGTACTGCAAGGCAACCTATAGATGAGGTTTGTGATGGCGAGGACAACGATTGTGATAGTCGAGTTGATGAAGAGTTAAGTTGCCTGTGTGATGTTGAAGATGTTGGTAACTTGCAACCATGTAGCGAACCGCCTCTCCGTTGCGGTCAAGGGTTTAAAATGTGTGACTGCGTGGATGAAGAGTGCACAGAACTTAGGATGACTGATTGTTTGGCGTTTTGTAATTATTTTCCACAAGAAGAAGAGTGTGATCCGACATTAGGCATGGCGGTTATGTTAGAACAGTGTAACGCTTTTGACGAAGACTGCGATGATCTACTCGATGAAAATCTGAGTCAACCGTGCTATTCTGCAGATCCTGATACGTTGGGAGTTGGAGTCTGTTCGCCTGGACTAGTTGAATGTAACATGGGTGCATGGGGTTCTGAAAGAGATGGCGTTTTCGTGCCTGGGTTTTGTCAGGGGGAGATAACTCCAAGTGCTGAAATTTGTGATGGAGCAGACAATGATTGCGATGGTGAAGTAGATTATGGTGAGCAAATAAGGGACACTGATATCTTGTTTATTGTTGACTGGTCTGGTTCTATGGATGATGAAATTGCTGCTGTAAGAGTGGCACTAAACCAGTTTGCTCAACAGTTTGCAGCAGAGGAAGCGCTCCAGTGGGGTTTGGTTATTGGACCAAAAGAATTTCCTGGCAATTCAACTGAGTGGTTAGTTAAAGTTACAGATATTATGCCCTTTGAACAATTTTTGCAAAACTTTGCCGCACTTGGGAGCGAAGGCATGGACACAGGCAGTGAAATGCTACGTGATGCATTATACATGTCAATTCAAAATATATCTGCGAGCGCCAACTTTGATGTTTCTATGTCAGAGTGGACTATGAGTACTGACTCCAACCCAGAAAAAGAGAATTTCAATATTACATGGCGCCCTAACGCTGATAGGATAATTATACTCTTTTCGGATGAAGAACCTCAATCTTTTCTTAATCCTCGCATAGACAATGATGTTCTGATTGAAACACTGAGAGGTTCAATTCGATTAAAATTTTATGCATTTGTTGATGCCGGCCGAGATGGTGACTTGTGGGAGGACATTATCGCATCCGGACAGGGGCAGAGGTTTGAGTTAACTTCGGATCCGAATGATATGTATAACGACCTTATGTCAATAATTGATGAAGCATGTCTTCCACCTGGTCAGCAAATGGGTGAAAACAGAAACCAACGTGATGATTTTGCACCAGCGTCCCATTTTCACAGATATGACTATAGAAATAGGGTTTGCATTTGAAGTGCAATCAACTAATTGTTGGTCACTGTATCGAGTCACTAGTGAAGAGTTATTCTGAAAATAAAAAAATAATTCTTACTAGTTTTGATGCTCCGTGTTTTGTCGACGATTTTGAGACTCCATTGCTAATCGAAGGTCAGAGTTTTGCAAATGTATCTGATGCTTGGAGTATCTTGCGGTTTCTTTTATCTATGCGTGGTTTAATTGTTAACCCCAAAGATCTGTTCTCACTAAGGGTGGAGTCTACCAGTCTATTTTTTAACAACAAAAAAATTGATTTTAAAAAATGTCACCTATTTCCAAACGCAAAAACAAAAGTAGATTTAGAAATAAAGACAATTTTGAATGAAGAAACTTATAGGGTTATCGATATCTTGAGATTACCTTTTTGTAGCGTGAACAATTTGAAGAAGATGTCAATACCTGGTACTTTTATTGATGAAGTTAAATTTTATGGTAAGAAGAGGATTGTTTGTATTTCAAAGTTGACAAAAAATCAGTTGAATAGTTTTGACTATTCTGATACAATGTCTAGGATATACACAGAAAAGGAATTGCTTAAACAAACTGAACTTATAAGACCATTAATATCACCAACCCGAGGTATGAGAAAACCGAAACCGGTTGTATTAGATAGAATTGTACTTCCCCTTGAAGAAGTTGTGTATACTAGCACTAAAAGAATAAAATACTATGAGCGTACAGACAGAGACAACATTATCAAAACATATCGCAGGAATAATACCGGTTGCGAAATCACAAACTGATATAGACCTTTTGCTACACCATTCTGTTTTACCGATTGCAAATAGTTTTTACAACATACAAAGATCTATCGTCGAGTGTGCATATGTTGGTTGCAACACTATATGGATTGTTTGTGAAGATTCTTATGCACCACTTATTAAAAAGATATGTGGAGACTTTGTGATAAATATGCATGACTATGAGAGGTCTAAACATTCAAAGTATCCAAAAGATAACAGGAGGACAATACCAATTTTTTATACACCACTGTCGTTTAAGCATAGAGATAAAAAAGGAATAGGCGTGTCGGTATTGGACGGTGTAATGGCAAGTTTTCATGTGAGTAGCAAAATATCAAAGTGGGTTGTACCATACAAGTATTACATTGCTTCTCCGTATGGTGTGTATAATCCAGAAGTAAGACGTTCTGTCGTAAAATCTTTCGAGAATTTTTTTCTAGAACACGACGGCAGGACTGCTTTGGATGGGGAGAACCTGGGTTTTAGTCTTGGCATAAAAGAGGTTAAACATTGTTCTTACCTGTATAAAAAAATGAGCGCAAATTCTATTTTTACTCTTGACAAAATCTTAGATAATGATATAGTAAAGAACAATGTAAAAACTACAAATATTGATAAATATTATAATATTGAAAACTGGTCTGGATACCAACAAATGTGGAAAGATCCTTTGGAGATACATCCAAAGTATAAGTTTTGTTTTGACGCAGCGTTTAAATCACAAGAAAGGAAACTAAGTGAATACTGAACAACAAAGAGAAGCACCGCAAATCCCATTCGTAGGTTTGCATGCGCATTCTGTAGCAGGGTCTATTTTTGATGCGCTAGGTTATCCCCAACAGCATATGGATTATGCATATGAAAACGGCATGGATGCACTCGCACTTACCGATCATGGTAATGCAAATGGATTAGCATATCAGGTTATTCATGCTAAGAAGATGAAAGAACAAGGACGAGACTTTAAACCAATTTTTGGTTGTGAAGCATACTTCGTTCCAAGCATTGCAAATTGGAAAAAAGATTACGATAAAGCAAGGGAAGAGGCGAAGAACAAGAAGCAACTTGAGTCTATGCAATCTGGCACAACCGTTGAGCAGGAGGGTGCTTCTAAGAAAAAGAAGTCGATTCTCAACAGAAGAAGTCATATGATACTTTTGGCACAAAACCAGGTGGGGTTGCAGAATATCTACAAGATGATATCAAAATCATACACGGGTGATAACTTCTATCGGTACCCGAGAATCGATTACGCAATGCTAAAAAAGCATAGCGAGGGTGTTATTGCAGCATCTGCATGTCTTGGTGGAGTTTATGCTGGAGATTACTGGCAAAACAGAGATGAAGGTGAAGACGCTGTCTTGGATGCTATGCGCAAGACAACCCAGAAAATGCAATCGATATTTGGTGATCGATGGTATGGGGAATTGCAATGGAACAGCGTACCAGAACAACATACACTGAATCAGTTTATCATTCAAATGCATTACGAATTCGGAATCGAACTTATTTCCACTGCTGATTCACACTACTATTCACCTGATGCGTGGAAGGATCGTGAATTATACAAGAGACTTGGTTTCCTTGGTCGCAAAGTTGAATGGTTAAGCGAAGAATTACCTGTAGATGTTGAGGAAATTGGATATGAACTGTATCCCAAAAACGGCGACCAAATGTGGCAAAGTTACAAAAAATATTCGAAAGAATGTGGCGTTGAGTATGATGATGAACTTATTAAAAAATCAATCTCTAGAACATATGAAATAGCGCACGAAAGAATAGAAACGTTTTTGCCCGATAACGAAGTGCGACTTCCTGACTTTGTTGTGCCCGATGGTAAATCTGCCGGTCAAGCATTGGCAGTTCTTTGTGTCGCAGGTGCCAAAGAAAAGGGATTTGCAGATAAACCTGAATACATTGAAAGGTTAAAGTATGAAGTAAATGTAATTGAGGACAGAGGGTTTAGTAAATACTTTTTAACAATGAAGAAGATAGCGGAAGAGGCGACGAGAATGCAACTTACAGGCGCAGGACGGGGTTCTGCCGCCGGTTCTTTAGTTGCTTATGCCTTGGGTATTACTCAGATTGATCCGATCCGTTACGGACTGCAATTTGAGCGTTTTTTGACAAAAGGAGGGTCTGGATATCCTGATATTGATTATGATGTTTCTGATCCCATGGTTCTCAAGGAACACCTTATTGATGAGTGGGGTGACGATGTTGTAGTGCCGATCACAAATTGGAATACATTGCAGTTGCGTTCTTTGATTAAAGATATATCAAAATATTATAAGATACCTTTTAACGAAGTTAATTCTGTAACGAACAAAATGGTATATGAGGCAACTCCTCTGGCAAAGAAAGCACATGGCATAACCGCAGGTGTTTATAATCCTACGTTTGAAGAGTTGATGCAGTATTCCGAATCACTTCAGAAATTTTTAAATAAATACCCTGATGTTAGAACTCATGTTAACGCTTTGTATGGACAGACGAGGTCTGCATCTCGTCACGCCGGCGGCGTAGTGATAGGGGAAAATTTAAATCAGTGGATGCCACTAATTAATTCTGGAGGCGTAAGACAAACTCCGTGGTCAGAAGGTCAAAACGTAAGACACCTTGAACCAATGGGTTTTATTAAGTTTGATATACTTGGGTTGGCATCATTAAGAATGATGGAAGACGCAATTAGGCATATCCTCATTCGATATGAGGGCGTGGAGAATCCTTCATTTGAAGATATTAGGCGATTTTATGAAATGAACTTGCACCCAGAGAGGATTGATCTTAACGATAAGGAGGTTTGGCAGAATGTATTTCATGAAGGAAGGTGGGCAGGGATATTCCAGTTTACAGAAGGTGGAGCACAGTCTTTTTGCAAGAATGCTAAACCGGACAATATTACAGACCTTGCTGCCATTACTTCTATATATCGCCCTGGTCCATTGTCTGCTGGGGTTGACAAGATGTACATCGGCGCTAAAGAAAATCCTGATGAGGTAGACTATCTTAACAGTTATGTTAAGGATATAACCCAAGAGACATATGGGTTTCTCATCTTTCAGGAGCAGATTGCCATGCTTGCTCATAAGTTAGGCAAAAACCTATCTCTTGATGAAGGAAATAAGTTGCGAAAACTATTGACCAAAAAAGGGACTGGTTCTGCTCAAGTTGAGATGGATAAAATTTATGATAAGTTTAGGCGTGGATGCCTTGAAAAGGGGATGAAAGAATATGAAGCAAAGCAATTGTGGGAAAAGTTTGAGTATTTTTCAGGGTATGGCTTTAATAAGTCTCATGCTGTATCCTACTGTGTTCTATCTTACCAGTGTGCTTATCTACTTAATTATTACCCTGAATGTTGGTTAGCAGCGTTCTTGGATAAAGAACCAGATAAGAGGAAAGAAAGAGCGATAAACGTTGCAAAGTCTTACGGTTATCAAATAGAACCATTAAATGTTAACACGTCAGGTGTAAGGTGGGAGATAAGTAAAGATGGTAAGACACTCATACAACCACTATCTTCTATAAAGGGATTGGGTATGACTGCAATTGAGCAGATAATGAACAACAGACCTTTTGAAAAAGTAGAAGACTTTCTTTTTAACGAAAACATTGTATATTCAAAACTTAATAAAAAAGCAGTGTCTGCCCTTTGCCTAAGTCAAGCACTTAATTGTCTTGTGGATGAAAGATTTTCAGGACTTAAGCATTTTTGGTCTGCCGTTGCGGTTGAAAGACCCAGGAAAGAAAAGAACTTAAATGAAAACATCGAGAAGTTTGAACTAGAGGGCGATTTTACAGATGAGGAGAAACTTCAATATCTTGTCGACCTGGTAGGTGTCTTTCCCATGAGCACTGTTATGAATGAACAGTTGCAGTCCAAAATAGACGAATTGATGATACCGCCCATCTCTGAGTTTGATGCAGAACTTCAGGTTTGTTGGTTTATTCCAAGAGAGGTGATACAAAAGAAGACTAGAAACGGTAAACTATTTTACCTAGTTAAGGTCATTGATAGTAATTCTGAAGAGAATACTATTAAATGCTGGGGTGTTGATCCAAACCGAGATAAGGTTTATGTCAACCGCCCTTATATGGCGAGATTAAATTGGGATGCCCAGTGGGGATTCAGTACTAGATCAGTAAGAAAAATGTTTAAACTATTAGCATAAGGAGAATAATATGTGTAGAATGAAAGGATTTTCTGCCAAAGTTATGGCAGAGCAGTATAAAAAAGTTTTATTAAATAAAGGATATTCTTTTTTTGAGAGGGGTGATTACAACCTTAACATTATTGGCGTCAGAAATAAGTCTGGTGATGCATCGAAGTTCGATGATTTCATCACAGTAATTTACAAGGATGGGGGTGAGTGGGTTTGCGATACATATCCGATTACTACTGAACCCGGCACGAGTATTTTAAAGAGACCTATAAAGGAGGTCCGCCATAAAGGCACTGCCATACTGGTGCCAGACCAGTATAAGTCAACATATCTAGTTGGGTGGCATGGTAACTCAGAAAGAGGTCACACTGCTTTGATCCAAAGAGGGGGAAAAGTGAGAGTCGTTAGAGATAACAACAGAGATGACAAACCCGATTATCATAATCCAGAAGAAGAGGGTTGGTTTGGTATCAACATTCATAAGCACCGTGATTCGGATGCAAGAGTTAACACTGGAGGTGTTTCGGCGGGTTGCCAGGTCTTTCAAAGTAGTAAAGATTTTTCTGAATTTATTGAGACATGCGAAGACGCAAGAGACAAGTGGGGAAATAGTTTTACATATACATTGCTAGAGGAGAAGGACCTAGAGACAATGGGTCTTAACTATGATATAGTATGAGTAAGAGAGTGCGAAAGAAGAGAACTGTATTTTGTGACATTGACGGCACAATATTTAAATATAGACAATTTGATAAAATTAAAACTACACCCCCTGAATTGACATCAGGTGCACTTCAGGCGGTAAAAAAATGGAAGAGGGATGGTTGTGTAATTATATTCACAACAGCAAGACCAGAAGAATTAAGGAACCACACAGTTAAGGAACTGTTACTTAACGATATTCCCTGGGATAAGTTAATAATGGGTATTGGGAGAGGACCAAGATATCTTGTTAATGACATGGATCCAGCAGAAAAAAGATTAAGGGCAGTTGCTTATAGTATAGAAAGAGATAAAGGATTAAAAGACGTAATCATAGGAGATACAGAGGAGATTATTAAATGAATAGCGTTAAAGTATTTAAGACAAGACCGGAAGCAAAGATTCCGAATAGAGCACATGCCACTGATGCAGGTATGGATTTCTTTTTTTGTCCGGTCGACAATTCGCATCAAAGAGTCGAACCAGGTAGAAGTGTGCTGTTGGAGACTGGCATAAAGATGCAGGTCCCTGCGGGTTGCATGTTGCAAATCATGAACAAATCAGGTATTGCAAGCAAGACTCAACTTATCACTGGTGCATGTGTTGTTGATGAGGGGTATAACGGAGAGATTTTTGTGAACCTTCAGAACATTGGACAAGAAACACAGTACGTTTCACCAGGACAAAAGATTGCGCAAGGTGTTTTTGTGCAAATACAGAGTCCGTTGTTAGTTGAGATTGAAGAAGACAACATATATGACGGGCAAACTGATCGTGGGTCTGGTGCGCTTGGATCAACAGGTGTGTAATGAGTCTTTCAAGAAAACTTCGTCGAGCAAAGAAAAAGCAATTTCAAAAAGACATTAAAAAAACACTTGGTCTTTTTGACAAGATACCAAATCATTGCTTGACTTGCTTTAAACCCTATGATAAGATGGATAAAGAACAAGTAAAAACATGGAATGTAGTGGTCAGAGAGAAAGAAGATAAAGTAAATCTTTATTGTCCAGATTGCTGGAGCAAGGCAACAAATCTCGTGAAGGAAATACAAAAGGAAATAGGGGAACATGAAGCGAGCGACGAATAGTTTTGATGATGTACTTTTAGTACCACAATATAGTGATATAAAGTCAAGGTCAGAAGTTGACCTTGCAAGGCGTTTGGGTACAGAGGAATATTCAATTCCGATTATTACAAGTCCCATGGACACTGTTACGGGTGTTGAGATGGCAGAGGTGTTTGGCGAACTTGGTGGTTTAGCAGTTACCCACAGGTATTGTTCTACAGAAGAGCAAGTTGCAATGACACCACAAACTGCGGCCGCAGCAGTTGGGGTCACAGGCGATTTTATGGAGAGAGTCCACAGACTAAACCACAGTGGGGTCAAGACATTCTGTCTTGATGTCGCACATGGGCATCATGTCCTAGTTGAAAGAGCACTTAAACAGATGAGGGATAAATACGGTACTGATATAAATATTATAGCAGGTAACGTTGCAACTCCCAAAGGTTATAAGTCTCTATCAGATTGGGGCGCCGATGCTGTACGTGTGGGTATTGGTGGTGGTTCTATATGTTCTACCAGAATTCAGACCGGACATGGTGTGCCTACCTTTGAATCTGTCTTAACATGTAGTTATGAAGATGGTGCAGTTATAATTGCCGATGGCGGTATCAAAACAGCAGGAGATATAGTTAAGGCACTCGCTGCAGGTGCCGACTTTGTTATGCTTGGTTCCATGTTGGCAGGTACAGACCAAAGTCCTGGAGATGTCTTTAAAGGTAATAATGGTACAAAATATAAGGTATACAGAGGAATGGCGTCTGTAGAGGCACAAAAAGATTGGCGTGGCGAAGCAAGATCTTTAGAGGGTATATCTACAACAATTCCATATAGAGGGTGTGTGATAGATATTGTCAATGATTTGTTGCAAAATATTAGGTCAGGATTATCTTACACTGGTGCAAGAAACATAACTCAACTCCAAGCAAAAGCAGAGTTTATAGTGCAGTCTGCTGCTTCGCAGGTTGAAAGCGGGACTCACATCTTGAGAAGAAGATGACAAAATATAAAGGTGGTTATGGCAAGTCCGAAAAAGCAATCATGTTTTCGGATACTGATAAGAGACACGCAGAATTATTGGTAAGACTGAGAAGAGATGGTTTATCTAAACCTCAGTTCTTTAGAGAAATAATATCGGGTTACATAAGCAATGATCCAGACTTGCTATCTTTTATAACAAAGACAAAATATAAATTATCTAGAGTTGGCAAGAAAAAGATTAAAAAAACTAATGAAGAAATTCTACAAGGAAATCAAGTTCTAAAAGACTTCGGAATTACTGAGGGTGATTTAGACTTTATTTTCGATTTAATTGAAAGAGGAGAAGATGAGTAGTAATGAGCGAATTGCCGTCATGTGCACAGTTGTGCAAACAAACAAAAACGGAATGCCCAAACAACGATTGTAGAAAGTGGATCGACTACGAGAAAGAATATAACTGTTGCCTGATTTCTATAGAAGAAAAAGGGAAGGGCGGGTGCGACAAGGGACTAACCCTGCACGAGGTCGCAGAGAGATTGGATATTAATTATTTAAAGGTCAGACAGATAGAAATTAATGCTTTGAGGAAACTTGCAAATAAAAATGCCTTGAAGCAGTTTGTTGAATAATTTACTATACTTTTTGAATAAAATGATTCTATTTATTAATGTTAACAACAAAATACTTTTTAAAAGGAGAAAGACATGTCTAACAATAAAAAGAAAGCACTCTTGAACGAGGCAACCACGAGGAGGTTTTGGAAACTGGCCGGTCTAAGACCAATCCACGAAAAAGCATATCTGTTCGAAGAGGAAGAGGAACTAGAAGAGGGCGGTGCGATGATGCGACGTTCTAAGGAAGATGACGATGAGGAGCAGTCTCGTGGCAAAGATCTTGAGGAAGGCGGCATGATGCGCCGTTCCAAGGAAGATGAGGAGCAGTCTCGTGGCAAGGTCAAAGAAGAGGTTGAGGACCTAGATGAAATGGGCGGTATGCCTCGTGCTGACGAAGACGAAATGGAAGAACCTGCCGACGATATGGAGATGGACGCAGACCCTGCAGGTGAAGATGGCGACATGGAAGACGTAGAGGTCGACATCCCAGAAGGTGATGTTGAGTCTTTGAGATCTGCAAGAAGAGTTCTCGACCAGATCCTCGCAGCAGTAGGCGATGAAGACGAAGGCGAAGACATGGGCGAAGATGAACCTATGGATGATATGCCTGATGAAGAACCCGGAGAGGGCGGCGAAGAACTAGAGGGTGAACTATCCGAAGAACTTGAGCATGATGACCTTAATGAAGTAGACCAAGAGGAACTTGAAGAAGTTGCTGAGAGAATTGCTTCTAGGGTTGCAAAGAGAATCGCTGAGTCGCTTAAATTAAAGTAATATTTTACTTGACCTACCAAGAAAGGTTTGATACATTAATAGCATGGATATCACAACGTCCCTAGCGTGGTTTATAACAGGTGCCTTATTTTCTCTTATTCTAAGGCACCTGTTTTATTTGTATGAACAAAGAAGTATATTTGTTTCGATGGTTTCGAGTTACATACCAGTTATAGTAAACTTTAGAAACCATCTCATCATAGCATTAAATAAAAAGAAAGAATGGTACAAGGAAGTTGGTCTTTCCGATGAAGAATGCGAAAAACAAACCATGCAAGAACAACAATTTATCGAGGCGTGGGAATTGATAGCAACTGCAATATTTGTTGCTTCTCTTCCCAAGAAGTTTCAAAAATATATATCAACCGAAATGGGAAAGGAACAGGGTGAGAAATGATGAATATTACCGCTTGGAGGCAGTTTAAGAATGATGATAAGTCTGTTGTTTGCAGGATCCAGGTTTCTTACAAAGACGGAAGGAAGATGAAAGCAATCTCTAATTTACTCAGTGAGTGGAGAGTTTGCGGTGAGGGTTTTTCTTCAAGAGATAAGGAAAGTATATTGTTGTATGAACGTGGATTTAAAAATGACACACTTTGGAAATCTTTTTTAAGAAAGTTTCCTTACAAGATTATAGAAAAAACCCCAACTGATAAAACGAGAATTTATAATGCTAAGAAAGTCATTTAATGCAATCATTGCATTTTTTAAAAACAAAAAAGAAAAGGAAGAAATGAATAAGCAAGAAGATACAGTAGTTGAAGATCTTACAGATGAGTTGTGTGAACCAGAAGAGTTAAAGCAACCAATATATATCATTAACAATATGGGTAATGACGATGGTAAAGATAACATCAGAACAATTAACTGCTATGGTGATATAACAGAGAGACTAGCGGGCGATGTGGTCCAGGCGATGTTGTATTTCGATCACACAAAGGTTGAGGTAGTTGAGGCAGAAGATGGCACTGTATCAGAAATTGTAAAACCTTTTAAAATGTACATATCCACTCACGGCGGTGTGGTTTCGGACATGTTTTCTATTCTTGACGTGATGGACATGGTCAAGAGAGAGTGTGATATCGAAACTGTTGGTATCGGCAAGGTCATGTCCGCAGGTGTTTTAATGCTTGCAAGTGGAACAAAGGGCATGAGGAAGATTGGACGAAACTGCAGGGTAATGCTACACAGTGTAATCAGTGGCCATCACGGTTCTTTTCCTAATGTAGAGAATGAGATGAGGGAGACCAAGGCACTGCAAGATATGTATTTTGACTACCTGTGTGAGCGCACAAAACTCACCAGGAAGAAACTTAAAAAACTACTTTTAAACAACGTTGATGTCTATTTATCTGCAGAGGAAGCGATTAAATACGGGATTGCAGACGATTATCTATGAAAAAAGAAGTTTTGTTAGATCAGATGGTCGACATGATGTCGACAATTACCGAAGCAACAATAAGGACAGAAAGAGAGTATTATTGGTACGATGTTTCTAGTGGTAGAATTGATTCGGAAATGCTTGCTATCGCTAGAAAAGCAATGAATGAACTTGATATGGAAGAGTCTGATTTTTTAGCAAAACTTACAAACAAAATTTACGCTGTTAGGACTTTCAATGATAATAACCAAATAGTCTTAACAGCATTTTTAACTGCTCCAAACAGAAAGGTAACTCGTGCTCAGGTTAATCAGGCAAACTCAAAAAAGTCAAAGAAGAAACCAAGTTTTACACACGGAAGACCAGTTAGGTTAGGATCATTAAGTATTGACATTGTGCCTGATAAAACCAAGGTTAGTTGGTTGCAGGTGCGTGAACCTGCTGATCGTAGTTACGAAAACAAAGTGCTTAAAAAACTTAAAAAACAATTTTTAGACTTAGGTATTAGTTCGTCGAACCCATCGACGGTTTCTATCAATGGCATCCAGTACCAAAACGTAGTTGGTATTTACTCGGGGAAAAGAGGTGTCAAAGCAGATTTTGTTTTGAAGACAAAAAGGGGCAAGAAACTAAAAGTTATAAAAGGTTCTGGAATCTCATACAAGAAGTTAGGGTTTGAGAGATACGCTGGGATTGCTAGAAGTTCAGATCAATACAATCAAACGGTCGATGAATCTATTTCTAATAGATTCCTGGATTTGGTTAAAGCAAATTGGCAAAAGCAAGTGTTCCTGGGAAATAAACCGTCTGGGTTTGTTAGCAGGGAAAGTATTCCAGATCAAGAATTAGTCTATCTTATATACGGTACTCACGAGACTGGAGAACCAGGCAACTGGAGAACCGGTGGTGTATCTAACAGCGAAGAACACGCTATGCACTTAATGATAGGTGATTTAAATTTGGTAGAGAGTCCAGAAGGTGGGTTTGCCCTAACTTCAGATTTTACATATAAGCATGGCGAGATCCCAAGTGGGGATTTAAACCCCGTATTGTATAGTAGAATTGGAAAAGGTGGCAGTAAAATCAACATACAAGATATGGAATTGCCTGGATTGGGATCAGTACCTGTCTCTGCTGACGGCAAGATAGCGGTAAGAATCTACCTATCTCCAGAAAATAGAGCATCAAGTTTCATAGAAATCTAAAAAAACTATTGACAAACATATGATATATGTTTATAATATAAAGTATCAGAACACAACAAGCGAGGTAAAATGAAACAGTATTCTGACGGCAAGAACCTTCATAACTTAATGTTAGAAGGAGTCAATAAACTTGCGGACAATGTTGCTTCTACCTATGGTCCAAAAGGTAGAAATGTTATTTTAAAAGAGAAGGATAAACCGCCAATCATCACAAAGGATGGAGTAACCGTTGCTAGGTTTGTAAACCTAGAAGACCCATTTCAAAATGCCGCAGTGGAAATCGTGAAACAAGCATCGGAAAAAACAAATTCAGATGCGGGTGACGGAACAACGACTTCGACGATTTTAGCACGAGCAATTTTTGAAAAGTCTACTGAACTTATAGAAAAAGGATTAAGTCCTGTTGAGGTTAAGAGAGGTCTGGATAAGGTTTGCAAACTGGTTTGTGAAAAGATAGAAGATAAATCCAAACCTATTTCAAGCGTTGATGATGTAGCGTTTGTTGCCAAGATATCTGCCAACAATGATCAGGTCATTGGTGACCTGGTAGCAACAGCAGTCGATAAGGTTGGCAAAGGGGGGTCGGTCACTATTGAAGATGGGCGATCAACAGATACAACTTTAGATTTGGTCGAAGGATTCAGATTTCAATCAGGATATTTATCCAACTATTTTGTAACGGATGAGAGAAGAAATGTTTGTAGATACGAGAATGCTTTACTTTTTTTGTGTGATGCCCAAGTGGACCAAGTCCAATCTATATTGCCAGTATTGGAAATTGCCGCCAGAGAACAAAAACCGGTAGTATTTGTTTGTGATAGTGTTGAAGGTCAAGCACTATCTGCATTAATAATGAACTCTGTGCGTGGTTCGATGAAAGTCGCCGCAGTAAAATCGCCTGCATATGGTGAAGAGCGTCGTGCTGTTATGGAGGATCTAGCGGTTGCAACAGGCGCAAGATACTTCAAAACTATGCTAGGTGAAAGGATTAGTGATGTAACTATTAATGATCTTGGCACCTGTAATACGGTAGAGATATCTAAGTATGGCACCATCATTGTGGGCGGTGGTGGAAATCCAGAAGATTTGTTTATGAGGATAGAAGATCTAAAAAACCAAGTACAAGATGCTGAATCTTTGGTTGATGCAACACAACTATCCGAAAGAGTCACTAGACTATCTAGCGGTGTTGCAGTTATTAGGGTCGGTGCACCAACAGAAATTGAAATGATTGAAAAAAAGCATAGAATAGAGGATGCACTTGAGGCAGTCCGATCAGCACAACAGGAGGGGTTAGTGCCTGGAGGGGGACTCACTATGTACAGGATTTCAAAAACAATATCAGAGGACATAAAAAAACTTGATTTGCCGAAGGACCAAAAATTTGCCGCTGAAATTTTTCCAGATATTTTACTTGCACCAATTAGTACAATGTGTAATAATGCAGGATATGAGTTTGAAAAAATTGACAGTGATTTGAAAACCAAAGAAGAGGACGTTGGTTTTAACTTTTTAACTGGCAAGTTTGTTAACATGTACGAGGAGGGGGTCATTGATCCAGCAAAGGTGACAAAGAACGCACTAAGAAATGCGGTTTCTGCAGCGGGCACTCTTTTGACTACAAATTATGCTATTATTGAGTAGTAGACGTTTTGGTTGACTATTTATTCTGTGGAGGGTTCTAGTATGTCTGAAATAGATTTGTCCAAAGATTTAGTAATTGAGTTAACCAGAAAAATTGATAAGTTATGTATAAGTATTGAAACAATGAAAGAGCGTCAAGATGAGATGCTTGATAATGTTTCAAAAATAAAAGAAGCAGTATACAACCCAGACGAGGGATTGTACGCTAGAATAAGAGCGCTAGAATCGTGGAAAAACACTTCCTCCAAAATAATGTGGACGATGTTTACCGCTGTTGTTGGTCTTGCCAGTGCTCTTGTATTGAAGGGTTTTTAATTAAAAAAGGAGAAAAAGTGAAAGTAAAAATTTCTTACACAACAGATACGGATAACATACCAGTTATTATAGGTTCTTTGGCGAAGGAAGCGCAGTCTACTGCCTCAAAGGTTGTAGAATTGTGCAATAAGATTTCGACCAATGGAGATCACGGGATAGATTCCCTAAACAAAACAGCAGAAGTAAAGCAACTTTCTGCTGAAATAGTTGAATATGCCTCTGATATGGAAGGCATACTTTCTGCGTTTTTGGTAAATTTTGCACCAAAGAATACAGGTAACGCAAATGAGCAACAAAAGGAACAACAAAAGGAACAAACAGAAACCAATACTGAAGTGCCAATGCCCCAAGGGGTTCCAAGTCAATTGGGGGATATCGCCAACAAGATTGATCAATTAAAGAAATTGGCGGCGGGTCAGGAAGTTCCAGATGTTAAACTTTGAAAAATTAATTGAGTTCGACGGTCGTGCATCAACAGTGCCAATTGCGATTAACCCTGTTAATGTGATATCGATCTCACCAGTGAAACGCCACCTAAAAGAAGTTAACGGACAAAAGGTAGAAAATCTTTCGTTAGTCGAGATTCACTATTCTTTGGGGTCTGAAGTAAAAAAAGTATTTGTTGTTGGAGAATATAATAAACTGATCAACAAGATACAAAACAAACGGAATATTCTACATGGGTAGGGAAACAAGTTTTATATTGTATGGCAGGTCATCTTGCCCCTACTGCGTAAGAGCAGTCGACTTATTGAGTTTTGCAGGACTCGAACATGATTTTTTTGACCTAGAGGAAGATAGAGAGTTCCTCCAGGAGGTCAAAGAATATTATAATTATAAAACGGTGCCTATAATTTTAAAAATAGATGGATCCACGGGAGAGGTTAAGTTTCTGGGTGGGTGTAGCGATTTGGAAGAGTGGTTAAATGATTAAATGTGACTTGCAACCCATGGAAGAATATGGTACTGTTGCACCAGGTGAAAGTAAAAAAACTAAGTATGGGCGCTATCACGGAAGTATGTTTTGGGATATCCCAGGTTTTTCGAGCAAAAAATGGGTTATTGCAACAAAGATTAAAGTGTTAGAACACCTAGATGAATTTTTAACAGACGAAGATATAATCAAGGGTTGTATTGAGTATATAAATACTCCACCGCCCAGAAAGAAATTTCAGAGAAGGATTAGGAACCCTAAGTATGGTAAGTTCGAACTTTATAAGGCAAAAATAAAAAGGCAATCAGATGAAATTCTCATTACCGCTCTATTAATAACTGATAAGAGAAAAAACAAACATTTTTGGGGTAAAGGTTTTGTCACATAGTATGCCAGATTTCTCTCTTACGAGACAGATGATTGAAGACTTTGTAAACTTATCCTTGAGATACAAGAGCATTACAGATGAATTAATAAAGTTCATAACTAAAGAAGAAGTTGTGTACCCAGAGGAAACAGTGGTGGAATTAACAAAATTAAATGTCAACGCATATATTACTCATGATTATGTTTCCGGTTTGCTAAAGATAGCAAAAGACAGAACAGATGGCACCCTTGAACTTCTTCCTGCTGAAGAGGCAAATGTTGTTAAGTGTGTGCGAAGTTTGATCGAATCAAAAAAGTCACTATTAGAATCAAACATAAGTTTAGAAGTGCATTAATGAAATATTTTTTAATTGGAACTATGCTATTTTTTGTTGGGCAGGTTTTGGGTTGGTTTCAACTAAATGCACAAAACATGTCAGAATGGTGGAAAGATAAGGCACTGTTCTCTGCGGTGGTATTGGGTGTGCCAACCTCTGTGCTTTTTTGGTATGGTTGGAAGTATGTCATGATGCACACTGGATCTGCCTGGTCCGCTAGGTTTCTGGCATCTGCTGCTGGTTTAATAGTCTTCCCTGTTCTAACTTGGTGCTTTTTAGGCGAAAGTATGTTCACCTTCAAAACAATGACATGCCTCGCTCTTACATTTTTAATACTTTTTATACAACTTTACTATTGACAAAATATTTTATGTGTTTATAATATAGATATGGTTAGGTTGCTTCGGGACTTAATCATAAATTGCAACTTGCTTAATAAGGAGGATATAAAATGACACACGCAATTGCTACATACAGACCAGGACTGCTTGGTCACAAAGTTATCAACGAGGTCTTTGATAATTTCTTCAATGACTTCCCAACACACCTCAAGGCATCTACACAAGGATACCCCGTTGCCGACATTTATCGAGACGATGATGGATCAACTGTGTTAGAGTTTGCTTTAGCAGGGTTCAAGAAGAAAGAACTCTCTATTGACATCCAACCAGACAAGAGGTGTATTACCATCACTGGTCAGGTGGACGAGAGTAATGAAAAGAGACAAAGGATTGCTCGTAGAAACTTTACAAGGACTTACGTCAATTATGACGATAACCTAGATCTTTCTAAATCAAGAGCGTCTTTTGAAAACGGTTTGTTATCAGTTAGAGTGCCTCAGAGACCAGAGGTCCAACCATTATCAATTAAAATTGATTAAATGAAGAAGGAGGGGTAATTTACCCCTCCTTTACTTCTATCCCTTGACTATTTAATATAAATCTATTATACTGGTGTATCATGAAACAAAACGAAATACAAGAATACTTTGATTCCTTAATTACAGAAAAAGACGAAAGAACTAGGCAAACATCAGTTTATCAATTTTATATGATGCTTGGATACAAGGCGGAGTCTGCTGGGGAATCGGGATATCGTGGACTGGAGGATATTGTTGCAGACATACGTGCTATTCCGAGTGTTACTGTTGTTACAATCATGGTTAAAAATCAAAAGATCTCTGAAACAGATTATATTGCCGGTTTAAGACTTAAATTTATACCCAGTCTTCCAGGCGTGATAAGGTCTCCTGAAGATGCAAAATTAAAAATCCTAAGTACAATCAGGAAGGTCAAAGGCGTAAGAAGAATTTTTAAGGTATCACAAGGATTTGAAAAGACTACGGTATGAATACAAGAGTTATTGATGAACTGTTCGAAAAATACCTAAAAAACAAACTATCACTAAATTTACAATCATACATCTTGGATGAAAAGAAATCTGAAGCAATTATAAAGATTTGTCTTGAGGTTGATGAGGAAGAGGTTCTAATCCAAGGCGAAGGTGTGGGGTTAGTGGACGCTGGATTTAACGCATATATAAATTATTTTTCCGAGAAGCATCCCTCGCTTTCTACAATATCGTTGAGTGACGTGTATTTTCAAATTGATACTGGAAACAGAGAGGTGCTTGACCTTAAATCAAAGACTCTCCTCAAACTTGAATTTGAAAATGATAAGAAAAACAAAACATGCTTTTCCGATAGAACGCAATCTATGAGTTTTACTGCAATAAGTGTGTTAACAAAAGCGATTGAGTTTTACGTAAATTCTGAATTACTTTTTAAGAGATTAAAATATTTACTGGACGATGCAGAAAGTAGAGGCAGGTACGATGTTGCCTCAGATTTTAAGTATGCTCTAACTAAAGTGGTAGAGGTGACCAGTTATCAATCCATTGTACAAATATAAGATAATAGAAAACGCATCGGTGATTTTTTGGGCAGCAGTGATAACTGCTTTTATATTTTATGCAAAGTGGCAAGATGACAAACACAAAGAACAACAACCCAACAATCAGCAGTTTGAAGAATGTTTAAATGATTGTACCTTTCTCAAAAACTAGTTACAGTGTGGGGAATGTTTGGGAAAAAGTAAAACCAAAACCTGGAGATATAGTTTGTCACTACTTATTCACTAAGTCAGAGTGGAAAGCGCTGGTTTTACGAAAGGACACCTTGGACTATAGAGACTCGAAAACATATATCAGAATGTTGCCAGGGGTTATGTTGGAGGAATATTTTGAGGATAATAAAAGTCAGGGGTGGATATATACAAAATGGATATGGGTACTAAAAGAGGAAGTAAAAAATGTTGAAATCATTAAAACCTTACATGATAGAAAATAGCAAAGTTCCAGTTTTTTTAAGTAGGTTTTCGCCTATTGATATATGGGCAATATCTTTTGGGTTCTGGGTTTGGTGTAGGGGTAACTTATCTGATGTAACCAAGAGACATGAGACAATACATTTTCAGCAGCAACTTGAACTACTTTTTCTAGGGCAGCACATTCTATACGTGTGTTGGTGGTTGTATGGTTATGTTAAGTACAGATTGCGTGGAGAGAAACATGCAGGAAGAATAGCATATTACTGCAGTCCATTTGAAATGGAGTCATATTCAAACGAAACACAAGAGGACTACCTCGAAAAAAGAAAGAGGTATGCTTGGATCAAATACATAGGGGCAGAGTGTGATGAGTATTAAGAAAAGAAAAATCAGGAACCCATACGCTACTGCGCTTCAAAAAAGGCACGGCGGTGGCGTAAAGGTTCATCGAGATAAAAAGAAATACAGTAGAAAAATTAAACATAAAAGCAATAATTTTGATTGACATTTTCGAAAATAAAAGTTATATTATCTAAACAACAACGAAAGGGTACGTTGAACTTGGGTTACGCATGTATCAACATGAACCTATCAACACTTCCGAAGTCTAAGAGGGTTACTACAAACCGCTCTATGATTAAGAGGACATTTCAGGAAAAGGGTATCGCATATGCGTCCGAACTCGCTTTGCAAAATGTGACAGACTTATTGCAGATCTTGCAGTGGAACGAAGACCACGGCATTAAGTTTTACAGAATGTCATCAGATATTTTTCCATGGTCATCTGAATACAATCTAAAGGATTTGCCAGATTATGATGAAATTAGTTGGAGACTAGATAAGGCGGGTTTGTACGCTTGGAAGTATGGACACCGCATTACAACACACCCAGGTCCATTTAACGTGCTTGGTTCTCCGAACGAAGATACGGTTAGGAAGACTATCAAAGAATTGGAAACTCACTCGGAGGTCTTCGACATGATGAAGTTGCCAGCAACTCCATATGCTAAAATCAATATCCACGTTGGTGGTACATACGGTGGCGACTTTGCTGGTACCGCCGATCGGTGGATTCGTAACTATATGAAATTGTCGACAAATTGTCAAAATCGTTTGACACTAGAGAATGACGATAAGGCGAGCATGTGGTCTGTTAAACACCTTTATGATTATATCTATAAAGTTGTAAGAGTGCCCATTGTTTTTGACTATCATCACCATAGGTTCTGCACAGGTGGGTTGACAGAGGAAGAGGCACTTAAACTTGCTGCATCAACCTGGGAAAATATCACACCAGTGGTGCACCTTTCAGAATCTAGGCGAGAGGAAAAGGGTGATATCAAAATCAGAGAGCAAGCGCACTCTGATTATATTTACAAACCCGTTGATAATTATGGGGTGAAGTATGATATGATGCTAGAGTGCAAAATGAAAGAACGTGCGCTACTAAGATACAAAAAGATATTAGAGATTGGAGAGACGAATGGTGAACAAAAAAAGGCATGCTGCTAAGGCACTAACCTGGAGACTGGTGGGTACGCTTGACACGTTCCTGTTAGCATGGATTCTTACAGGTAGCGTGCAATTTGGTGCTGCTTTTAGTAGTATAGAGGTCTTAACTAAAACTTTCTTATACTATGTTCATGAAAGAGTTTGGTACAAAACAAAATGGGGTGTCGAAAGAGAAGAGGATCAACAGACGACTTGAACTGACATGAAGTATGCTAACAATGTAAAACCTGGCGATATTATAATAACAAGAATTGGCACAGCAGTGCTCTTGCGGGAAACTAGAGCAATGTGGTATTACCTTTATAAAGATAGAGTAAACGGCATTAAGAAATCAGAATTTTGGAGACTTGTTGACATTGGAGAAATACAAATTAAATATGTTGATTCGAAAAAATATAGAAGGAAACAAAAAAAGCATCGCATCTTTGACTTGCGGAATGGTGAAGATTACGCTACCAGATTAGAAGAATTTTTAAATACGTTTGATCCGAGTGAGTTCTGGGTCTTAACAAAAGACTGGGGGTCAAACAGAAAAGAGGACATGAATTACTTTAGCGAATGTATAAATGAATTAAAATACAGGGGGTTCGCATGTGAATTAGATAAAAGAGGACCTGGACTAGTATACATAAAGGTTACAAAATAAAAAAACTTTTGATTTTTGATCAAAAGTTTGCTATAATAAAAATTATAAACTCATAAAAAAAAGGAGCAAAAAATGGGTAAAAAGACAATTGCAAAAGAAGGAAGAGAAGTAAAGGTTCACTACAAGGGAACGTTCGAAGACGGTACAGTTTTTGATAGTTCATATGATCGAGGAGAGACGATTGGATTCACAGTTGGTGCAGGCATGATGATTCCCGGATTTGATGCCGCTGTCAACGGCATGAAGGTGGGTGAAACTAAGACCGTAAATATTGCACCCGACGAAGGATATGGTCAGCACAATCCTGACGGCGTACAGACTTTAGATAAGTCACAATTTCCTGATGATTTTCAATTTGAAAAGGGAGTTATTATCGAAGGTATAGTTGGAGACCAGACAGTTCGTGGTATTATTCAAGAGATTGACACACAAAATGTCGTAGTGGATTTTAACCATCCAATGGCGGGTAAGGATCTTAACTTTGAAATTGAACTAGTGGAAGTAACTTAATGCTACACTAATAATATTCTGTGACCTATTTATTTTATGGACACAGAATATTATTATAATTTTAAAAAGGGTGATAAAGTGTGGATTAGAGACTATCCCTTTGGTCACCCAATAAACGTCAAGGGTAAAATTGTTGCCAGTTTAGGTAACGATTTTTATAATGTCCTTTTAAAGACGGGTCTACAAGAAGGCAAAATTGTTAGGTATAAATCATGGAGTTTGATAAAAGAGGATGAGTAGCAAAGAGCGCAGAGATGCAGACGGCAAAGGTTACAGGTGGACCATGTCTTCACCGTCTATGGGATGTTACGAAACCTCTGTAAGAGGATATACTATCGATAATTTAAATTCCAAATCCTTGTCAGACGCATCTGATCATTTTGAAAAAATATTCATACATGTAAGAGAAATACTCCTTGAGTATAACGGTACGCTTGAAGACAACAGGTATGATGTTTGTCATCAAATATCTAGATATTTATCACAAAACTTTAATAAGTTGTGAGTAAGAAGGAAAGGAAGAAACTCAAGGAAGGTCAGTTGGTTAAACTAGATCCGAAACAGTTCTCTCTTTGGGTTGAAACATATAAACCAGGAGTTGTAATCGCTAAACACGATAAACAATTTGAAGTGGCGTGGGTTGACGGGAAAGTTACTCTAGAGTGGTACTGGAATTTAGTGGAGGTTCTGTAATATGTGGTTTTGGCATTTAGTAGAAATTAACGCATGGGCAGATATGTTCTGTCTTGGTTTTATTGTGTATCTATTGTGCAAGGTGCATGTTCTAGAAAAGAGGTTAAAGTGAGTAGTTTTGTAAAGGGAGAGGTCCTGGTCTTTACTGATCATTATGATTTATTTGATGTTGATATGTATAAAAAAGAAGTAATGTTCTATAAATATGTCAGCGAAAATACAAAATGTTTGGTTATGTATCCAAAAACAGGAGAATGGGGCGAACCAAAAGTAGAATCATTACGGCAAAAAAAACCTGGACACGTACCTAGAAAATATGCTAACTTGTGCAAAAGAATTAAATTGATGGAGATTACGTGTTGAAGCGCAAAACTCATTACGGAGAAGATTTTACTTTTTTTAGTACCGACACAATTTTATTGTTGACACCGCTAGTCGCAGGTGCTATAGTTACAACAGGTTTTATGACTTTGCAATATGGAGCAAAACTATGTTCGAACTTCTTAAAAAAACGACAGTAATCCTAACGCTGCTTACTTTGAGCGGTTGCCTGATTGTGTTGGACGATGATTGCGATAGAACAGATCCGGATTATTGGTACACAGAGTATGACTGCTACTATATTACAGAGACCTTCGAAGTCTGCGGCCGCAATAGTTGCTGGATAGAAGATAGAAGCAGGAGAGTTTGCGACGAATACTACATATGTGAAGATAGGGAATGGAGGTAACGGTTTGCCACTCAAAGAAAAACAAGTTATTGCTAAAATATCCTTCTTCTTCCAGGGCGAGAGGCATACTGTTGACGCAAATACAAAGGGTACTTTCAGAGTTCCCGTCACAGATGTTGTGGAGGGTAGGGTGAAAACAAATTACAAAGACCTTACGGCAAAAGAGGTAATAGAACACCCTACAATCAAGCATTGTGACCCTGTTATTACATTGATTACAGGAGAAAAAATTAGAATTTATGATGGCGGGGACTGTAGTTACCTGCCAGCGATGTCAGAGGGTATTTTAGAAAAGCACGATAAGGTTGAAAATTTGCGCAGAAAGTTTGAAGAAAATAAAAAGAAACTGAAAAGCAAAATCAACGAGAAGAAAAAAAGCATTTCTGATACTGATGAATACGACTCACCTTTTTCAGGTTGGTCGGACTTCGATGGAATGTTTTAGTTTTTAATTTTATGTTTAGACAAGAGTTTGATATAGGTGATGTTGTTCAACTTACTGGACCAATCGGCGCAAGCGGCGAATATGGATTGGTTACAAAGAGCAAGAGGATAACAGAATTGCCTACCATGCCGAAGGATTACAAGTGGCATAAGGATGAGTATCACTGCCTCGTTACACTAACTACTGGTGAGGTAGGTTGGGTTCGTGCTAAATTTCTAAAAATTGTTTCAAGAGCAAAAAAGTAGTTGACAAAAATAAAATAACCATATATATTAGTTTTACATTTTCGAAAAGGAGAAAAAATGTTAGAGATTCTAGGACAGATTGTCGTTTTATCGGCAGCAATTTTTATTGGCAGTGTATCTTTTGATTGGTGGAGGAGAAATAGATAATGGGTTTTTGGGGAACTTTCTTTACCACGCTGGCGGCGCTTGTTTTTTATGATTACATTAAGATTTTACTAAAAGAATAGTTTGTGTGGGTCGCTGGCGCAATGGTAGCGCATCGGACTTTTAATCCGCTGGTTCCGAGTTCGAGTCTCGGGCGACCCACCAATTTTGCCCTGGTAGCTCAGTTGGATAGAGCATCGGACTTCTAATCCGCAGGTCGCAGGTTCGAATCCTGCCCAGGGTGCCAAGGTCGGGTGGTGGAATTGGTAGACACAGGAGACTTAAAATCTCCCGATCATAGATCGTGCGGGTTCGAGTCCCGCCCTGACTACATAACTTACAAAAGGAGAGAGCATGTTTAAAACACCGTTAAGATACCCAGGGGGAAAGTCAAGAGCAACCACCAAGTTAAGTGCTGATTTTCCAAAAGGTTTTACTGAATATAGAGAACCATTTTTGGGTGGTGGATCTGTTGCCTTATCCGTGACGACTTCCAATCTTCGACCTATCGATGTATGGGTTAACGATGCATATTACAACCTTTATAATTTTTGGGTTCAACTTAGAGATCGTGGGCAAGACTTGCAAGATGAACTAATCAGTATTAAACAACCGATACAGTATGTTGCAAAACCATTGCGTAAAAACAAGATTCACAAATCTCAATGGGATAAGTCTATACTAGACAATATCGATAAGCACCGTGATCTGTTTAACAAGGCGAAGTCTGAGATTCATAGCGTTGACAATTTTACAAAAGCGGTCTACTTTTGGATCTTAAACAAGTGTAGTTTTTCAGGTCTAGGTGAGAGTAGTTCTTTCTCGGAGCAGGCATCAGAACAAAACTTTAGTCTTAATGGTATGAATAAACTAATTCACTATACAAAAGCAATCAAAGATTGGAAGATCACTAATTTAGATTATGCCGATGTCATGAACGCACCAGGTAGCGATAACTGCTTTGTATTTCTTGATCCCCCTTACAATATCAAGGATAATCTTTACGGCAAAAATGGTGACATGCATTCTGGTTTTGACCATATGAGGTTTTACGAGGACGTAACACACTGTCCTCATAATTGGATGATTACATATAATTCAAACGAAACTTTGAAAAAAAGATTTTCAGATTATTATTTTAATGATTGGGACTTGACTTATACAATGCAATCTAGTAAAGTATATTCAGAGTCGCAAAAAGATCGCAAAGAATTGTTGATAACAAATTACGAAAGGAATAATAATGATAGATCTTAAAAATGACGTAAATTGGAATAAAGTATTTGGAGTTATCGACTCGGTTCGAACACTCACTCGCAACCAAACTAGACCTCTTCGTACCGAGATTGTCGAGATGGCGATTGATAAGTACAGTGACGGTAAGTTGAAGTACGTCGGGGACACTGCCGATGGTATGGACTTTGAAGGTTCTGATGGATTGCGATACGAATGTAAGATGCAGAGAACTATTTTCCAACCGAGGACCCCACACAGTGCAAGAGTAATACTTAGAAACCACAGAGGTCGCAACCTTGGAGTTCCACCTAAGACTTTCGATAAGATGATCTTCATTGATACAGGCAAGAGGAAGGTCGGCGTAGTTAACTTTGAGGACTTGTCTATGAAAGAGAATGATTCAAATGTTATGTGCAGGGTTGATGATCAGAGTGTAGTGCAGGTTGTTGCTGATGGGGTAACTGCTGATAAAAGTTACGATGGTTTGGATATGGAAAAAATCATCTTTGAGGCAATACATAATAGTATGCTATAAACAAAACGGGAGCATAATTAGTATATGAAACTTATCATGGAACAGTGGAGAAAATTCACAGAAAGAGTGGAAATCCCACCACAGGCAAGTGGTGCAGTGCCACCAAAGAATAGGCCAGCAATTAACATTTACCCAGAACCAGGGTCTTTGTATGACCCAAGAACAGGAAGATTAGATAAGGCGCACGCATCCGAACTACTAGATATTCTTGACCAAGATGGTCAGAAAATGAAATCATCGGATGACCCTTATGTAGATGATTGGTTAGAAAAAACAAGTGAAAGGTTCCGTGATGCCATCGCAGCATTTCAACAAAAAGGTAGAGAGGAAGCAGACGCTATTGAAAAGTCACTTAATGATCAATTTGAAGACGCAATAGGCGAAATACAGGCAATTATTCGCTCAAGAACGGAGGATACTGTTGATATTTCAGATCCAGATGCAGGCGTTGATACTATACCAGGGATTGCTCCTACTACCATTGATGACACAGATACGCTGGACACAAGACCAGTAATGCAAAGAACAATTGACTTGAAAAGAAGGAATAAATGAGTATACTATCTATTATTAAGTCTATCTTTGGAAAGAAAAAAGAAAACAAACAACAAGAAACAAAAGAGAATAACCCGTCTTCGCCTTCGCCTGATTTCATTGACTACGATGGAATGGGGAACCAGGGAAGATTTGTTATGAAGAAAAACTATAAATGAAAAATATAACTTCATGGGTTGAGATTATAATTGCAGTCGCCATACCTGTTTTGGTAATAGCGTTCGGCGTGATGTTGAGTTCGATAATATTTACATAATTAAAAAAAAGTTCTTGACAAATAGATAAAAATTTCATACAATATATGCACAACTTAAATGAAAGGACATATTATGTCATTGCATCCTAATGTTCAGAAGATTGCTAAATTTATTACATCTGAGATTCGCACCATTGAAGATAAGAAGACCAAATGGGCGTCGTTTAAGAGAGAAAATGCTCAGAAGTTCAAGGAACTATTGCACCTTGAGCACACTGACATGAAAAACCCAGGTGAATTACTAGGTTTTGATATTGATGAAGAGCGCCAACTGATCCTATTAAATTATACAGGACAGGCGCATAATGTATTACACGAAGTAGATCGAGGTTGGTCTCAACCCCTCCGTGACATGCGAGGCATGATCTACGACTTCAGTGTGGAGGAACCAGTTCTCGTTAGTCGAGGATTCGAAAAGTTCTTTAATTTCAGTGAGTTACCAGAGAATACGTACGACTCGCTTGCTGCAAAATATGGGAACAAGAAGTTTACTGCCAGAGAAAAAGCAGATGGACACATGATCGAATACTTCGTACATAACGGTGAACTGTGTTCCTCCACTAGAGGGAAGTTTGGAACGGTTAGTGCGGAAATTGCGGGAGGCATGTTTAGTCTTTCGGACTTTCAGCAGGTAGAAAAGACTTTGGGTAAAAAACTTATGACTATTGTTGTCGAGTTGATTCACCCATATACAGAAGTCTTTGTTGATTATGACAATGCGGAAACGCTATACCTGTTGAACGCTTATGATTCCGATGGCAAGTCGCTGGAACTTGCAGACTTGGAGCATGTATGTCAAGCAATGCCGCACCTCTTTATCTGCCCTGAGTCTCGTGAGGTGACATTGGATGAAATTGTCGATGAGGTTGGCAAGCGTTCTGTGTCTAATCACGAGGGTTGGGTGGTTAATTTTGATGGTCAGTTACTTAAATTCAAGTATATTAGTTACATTGGAGAAATGGTAAAGAGTAAATTAAGTTACAAGTATATCATGAACTGCATGATTAAGGGTAGACTTGACAAGATGCTGCATATGTTACCAGAGGAAGTTAGGTCTCATGCTTACAGGATGACTGCTGACGTACACATGGCATCTTATGGAGATAGTTATAAATCCCTTTATGAGTTGTATAACGAGAATGAAGGCGGCGAGGCATACTTTAGGACAGTTTGTCGAAATTTTTGGAAATGGGATAAGCGTGAGGTTCGAACCTGATGCAAATGATCGACATTTTGTTTGTACTATGTCTGGCATATAGTTTTTCTGCATTAGTCAGGTTTGCTTTGTCTGCCAATAAGTTATCATTAGAAAAAAAACAAAGGGAAGAAGAAGAGAGCAAAAGAAAAAGGAAGATTGATACACTGTATGGAAGAGGAGATTAGACATAAAATACTGGACTTTCTAAGATCCACAATAGAGAAACAAAGGGAAGAGTTTGCAAACTTACCAGTGTGTCCTTTTGCAAAAGCAGAAAGAACCAACGGTAAATTGCAAATAGAATATTTTAACATAGCATCTCATGATATATGTGGAGTAGTTTCTAGTATGATTAAAGAAGGGTATCAATCTGGTCTTTACGTTGTAAAAGAAGGTGATATATTTGTTGAGTTGAGTGGCGACAGAGATACAGTTAGATTTGCTAACTTTCTAAAGAAGCAGTTGAAGGCAGGAGGGTATAAAGATTATACAGTTATATGCTTTAACCCAAATGATACTGTGTCTGCTGGTGAATACAATGTAAGGTCTGAATTTCCATACCTTATGATAAATGTTGCAAAAACTAATGTTTTGCATGATTCGCAAAAAAACTTGCAAAAAACAAAATACTATGATAAATTTACAAAACAATACAAAAAGATGTTGGGGATAAAATGAGTCAAGCAGAAAAAAGAAATATGCTAGGTAACTTGAAAAAATTTAACAAGATAGAGCATAGGGTTTACGATACCAAGGGTAAGGATGCTGCACTTAAAGTAATCGACTCCCAGTGGGCAAAGCGTAACAACCATAACTGGAAAACGATTGAGAATCCAAATCAATACGGGATTGACTTGCTAACCTTGAACGAAAAAGAGGAAGTGGTTGCTTGTTGGGAAATAGAGGTTAGGCATGGTAATTGGCGAGGTGACGTTCCATTTCCATTTAATGAGATTAACTGTATTGAAAGAAAAGACCACCAATGGAGGAAAGATAAGTCGTTCCTAGATAAGATACCGTTCAAGATGGCAGAAAACTATCGAGTGTTTTATATGCAGTTAAATAAAGAATGTAATAGAGCAGTGGTAATAAAAAGCGACACTATCTTGAAATATCCACTAAAACCCTGGCGAAATAGAAAGGCGGAGGGCGAGTATGTCAGGCAAGTACCGATAACAGAGACAGTAGAAATAAGATTCTAGGGTTATGATATTATGGACCTGTAGTTCAGTGGTTAGAACACCCGGCTCATAACCGGTTGGTCCTCGGTTCAAATCCGAGCGGGTCCACCATTACTTACTATGATAAAAAAAAGGAGGAAATATGAGTAATTCACAAATTGCAAAAATCTGTTTTTGGTCTTCACTAGTCTCAGTGGTTGGTTCAATTGCAGTCTGGTCTTTTACGGGTGAAACTGATCCTGCCCATGCTGAAAGGTTTGGAATTTTTGTTGGTCTTTGGGCACCTACTTTGATGGGACTTGCTAATTGGTTTAAGCAAGACTAGATCTAGGTCGGGGTGTAGCGCAGTCTGGCAGCGCATCTGGTTTGGGACCAGAGGGTCGCAGGTTCAAATCCTGCCATCCCGATACTTATTTTAACCTCCTCGGCCGGATGGTGTTCGGGAGGCGTCTTATAAGCGTCTTAAAGTAGAGTTCAATTCTCTAGGGGAGGACCAAACAAATAATGGAGGGTGTCTTGAGGGCGAAAAAAATTACAATGCAAAACTTACCAATGTCTCAATGTAGAGTTGACCTTGATGTTTTGGCAAACGATGTCTTTTTTGACCTGCGATCATTTGGTGAGAATGTGATGCTTCATCAGGTTTTCGATGTAATAAAGGCGCTACACAATGAGCAAGACCTATTTATTTTCAGTGATGGTACGGTTGCAGCAACGAGAAAGGGAATTAACAATTATGGGTGAGGAGGCATTTCAATGTTATCGAATAGGTGGTGTTACTATTCCGAACCAGAATGTCTCGAACACGAAGTATTACGTGTAAATTTCCCTATTTCAAAAAAACAAGCAATTTATATTTTGAAAAAAAAGTTGCAAATTCAAAAAATTTATTATATTATTAGTTGTAAAGAATTTGAAAAAGGGAGTTCAAAATGAGTAACTACTCGGTGCGTGATAGAATCGAAGAAGCGATGACCCTGGTTCATTCAGCGGTTCATGTCGGACATATAACACTATCAACCAACAAGAGATTTAGAGATTTTCTGGATAACATTCACGCACAAGTTGAAAAAGGAAAGAAACTATCTGGAGGTCAGACCAAATATCTTACAGATATAGAGAACCACTGTAGTGCTAAAAATGTTTCCGAGGCAGTTGATTGGGTAAATAATTATGATGACGATTTGCGACAAGTCGCCGTAACGTGCGCACAGTACTATGATCAACAGGGAACGGATGCCTCTTACTTCAGGCGCATCAGGCGCAAGGTTCTTGATAATCCAGAGGGTCATATTCTCAGCAAGGTAGAGTTTTCAAAAATGTGTATGAATAAATACGCAGTTAAAATGTTGAATGAGATGAAAACACCCTGGAAGTTCACCGAAGGACAATTGGTTGTCATAAGGAAAACAAACAGACTAGACATGGCACCCTATAAAGATAGAAACATAACAAGATCTGCGTACCATGTACATAGGAAGGCAGCAAGAAACGAATTGCTTGCTATGGTTGTATGTAAAAACCCTCGACCAATGTATAGATCCACAGCAGGTGGCAAGGTTTACAGTATAATGCCAGTGGGTTCAATGGATTGTTATTATGCGTGTGAAAAAGATTTAAAGGCAAAGCGGTGAAGTTAGGGTTTACATGCGGTTCTTTTGATTTGCTTCACGCTGGTCACGTTCTAATGCTAAGAGAGGCAAAATCTGTTTGTGATTATTTAATAGTTGGTTTACAAACAGATCCCTCAATTGACAGAGAGGGGAAAAACAAACCAATTCAGTCCCTTGAAGAAAGGGAGATACAGTTATCAGCGGTGAAGTATGTTGATGAGATTATAATTTACGACACCGAAGAAGATCTCTATAGTTTACTGCAAAAGGTCAAACCAGATATTAGAATACTCGGAGCAGACCACGAAAATAAAAAATTTACTGGACATGATTTGAAAATTGATGTATATTTTAATTCAAGAAATCACAATTGGTCTTCAAGTGACCTGAGAAAGAGGATATACGAAAATGAAAGTCGGAGACCTGGTAAGAGATAAAGAGAACGGGGTTTACGGTATAATCATCGAGGAAGACAGACCAGAAGGAATGGTCCATGTTTTGTGGAACTTTCGAACTAGAGAGTGGTTGACAGAGTATTACCTGGAGGTTGTCAGTGAAAGTCGGTGATTTGATAAAATTTAAGTATGAGGGCTACCATAAAGCCTATGGCCTCGGCATCGTCACTGAGATTGAGTATGATCTCGGAGACAATGATGGCGCTGGATACGGACTGTTCAATAACGAGCGTCTAATGTTTAGGTTTAGAGAAATGGAGCGGGTCAGTGCAAGTCGGTGACACAGTAAAACACAAGATCTACGGACTTTGCATATTGTTGAGCAAAGACATCACACGTTACGATGGTGATTGGTTGGTATACACTCCCAAGCATCATGGCAAGAAAATTAGAGTTCGTAAGAGTTGGTTGGAGGCACTATGAAAGTCGGTGACATTGTTTATTACAAAATGGAAGGATGGGAAGATGCCAACGTCAGAGAAGAGTATGGCGCTGGTATCATAATCGACTTTGATGGATACGATAAGTTCACGATACGTTGGTCGAAAGAACCACGGTTTAACACAGTGTATGAAAGTTGTTTTTTGGAGTTAGCATGAGGATTATACTTGCTTTATTTTGTACATTGTTTGTTAGTTGCATTGGTGCGCCCAATCAACAGGCATATAGTTATGCCTCGGGTAACGCATGGTCAGTGTGCGCCGACTCTTGCCCAGGACAAGAGTGCTTGTGCATCCTTGGACCAGAAAACACTTGGTACATTAGTCCAGAGGTTGGCGAATAAAAATTTGACTTTTCAAAAAAATAATTTTATAATGTAGAAAATGGAAAGTTGGAGGCACCATGGTTATTCGTTCTAAACTAATGAAACCACAACAGAAACTTGAAATCGATTTGAGTGGACCAGAGGGTAACGCATATGTTTTATTGGGGTATGCTGGACGATGGGGTCGCCAATTAGGATGGTCTTCTGAAAAGATTAAGACTGTGCAGGACATGATGAAGGGTGGAGACTATGAAGTTCTCGTGCAGGTGTTCGATAACTTCTTTGGCGATTACGTGACAATTTGGAGGTAAGTGTGGATATTCAAGTTGGAGATATAGTACAAGCAAAGGTATCTGCTGTGGGTCCACTCGTTACTGGATTTGTATTTACTGATGGGTGGGACTTGTTAATACGCTGGTTCGATGATAGTGAAATTGAAGCACTAGACAATTACTATGCGTCAGACGGATCTTGTTCTCTAAAGGTATTGAAATGAAAATCGGTGATTTAGTTATTTGGCAAGATTACAGGAAAATTCTACGTCATGGGTTGATTCTGTCGGACCTACGCAGAGATAGTTATCGTGAGGTTTTAGTAGACGGCAAGATAGAGTTTTGTCACGAAATAAATCTGGAGGTTATCAGTGAAGGTCGGTGATTTGGTGAAGGATGTTTACCCTTTTAAGCAAAAACCAGGTGATAGGTATGGGGTTATAGTTGGTGAAGTAGATCTCATAAATCGTAGTTTTGGTCTGAACAGGGAGTTTAAGGTTTTGTGGTCATGCGGTGCAATAGGTAACAAAGTAGGTAACTATGACTTAGAGGTTGTTAGCGAAAGTTGTACAAAGTCGTGAAATTATTAAAGTTTTCATTTTTTACTTGCATTTCTAGTTTGTTTTTGATTTAATGAAAAAGAATCAAACGAAAGGTAGCAATTCAATGAGTGTATGGCGACCGACTCCAGGCGATATGATACAGTGCTGGGATTACTCAACAGTTGATGAGCACAGTGGTAAACTTTCTGAACACGGTAAAGTCGGGTATGTAGTGGGTGAAAGCAAAAAAACAGATACATACAAAGATTCTAAAGGTGTTGAGCATAAACTGAATCATATTAAGGAAGGTACGTGTTTCAAGTGTATTTTCTTTACAGAGAGTGGTCATGATATTGTTCACGTCAACCAAAATTGGTTACGAAAGATTGAAAAATCATCTGATATTAAGAGAGTAGAGGAAATTATTAAGGAGTGATAAAATGTTAAAGTTGCATTTTCCTATCGATGGAACAAAAACAGTGTATAGAAATATAAAGACGGGTCAGTATGTGTTGGCATCTTTCTCCACTGTATCTAAACCGCAAGAAATTTATTTATTTAAGTGTAGTGGAACTGGAAAAGTCACAGACTGGGGTGAGTTGTACGGAGAGAGTGGTTCTCACTTGACTCCTCGTGATATTCAAAAAGTAGTTGACAGGTACAATAACGGCGCTTTGTACTAGGAGGTTTATTATGGGTTATCGTTCTGACGTTTATATGAGATTCGATCAATCTATCATGGAGATGGTCGATGCTGCACGGCAATTCGACCAAGAACTTGACAAGATATTGGATGAGGGTATGACAGAGAAACCAACAGATTTTCACTGGTCTGATGTCAAATGGTGCAGTATCAATGGTCCGGTGTCGGCAGTTGAGAATTTGATGAACGAATTGGAATCAAATACTGATGCAGATGGCGCAGAGTGGTTTGGTTTCATACGTGTAGGCGAAGCCGATGACGACGTTGAGCGCCGTGGTCACCCTGATGGCCACGATATGTATACTCACACACAAGTGGAGTGGTGATATGACTAAAGAGGTTATTGAAAAAAGGTCTCCCTTCATCGGGAAGATGGTGAAGAATATCGCCCACCCAGGCGCAGACCTCGTAGGTGTTGTTGTTGATGGGCGTAGAATGGTTGGCAGAATAAGTGAGAACGTAACTGATGTAATCAGTGTGCTTTTCACTAATCAAAGTAAGGAGTGGATGCTCGTGGGCACTGATTCACAAATTAGCAATCCATTCTATGTCTTTGTAGATGATTGAAATCATTAAACATTTCATTTTTTATTTGACTTTTGTTTGTTGAATTGATTTAATTGTAGCATGTTCAAACGACGGAGGACATTATGTCTAGCGCAGTGTGTATCAAGTGTCATGAACCCTATAATCCACGACGCCTAGAGTTGGGTTACAGAACGTGTTTAGATTGCGGAGGTAGATCTGCTTTAATCGAGAAAGCAAGAAAAGCAAAGTGTTCCGCACCAGCATATAACAAAGGTGCATATCAGTATGTCGGTACAGTCCAGGCAGCGAAAGGGGTTGGCAGGTGAAAGCAGGAATGTTGGTAACACTATCAAAATATGGTAAGGATAGGGTACAAAACAACAGTGTAACGTCCTATACAGATAATCCCATTGGTATGGTAACAAAAGTCAAAGAAAGAAGGGCTTACCCTTTTGTTGTGAAGTGGATTAACATCCCAGGATTTTATAATGGATCTATTGACTGGCAGGATTGCTATAGTCGTCGGGAGTTAAAGTATGCAGGTCGGTGATTTGGTAAAATACAATCACCCTGACTGGCCAGGTTGGTATGGTATTGTAATCCGTGAGATACCAGGCACAGAAGAGCGGAAGGTGGTCAAATGGGCAAGACATCCGTTCACTATAACCAGTAACCCGAAGAGAGACTTGGAGTTGATCAATGGCAGGTAAAGCACGAATGAGGTTCATAGCACGTCAGAATAATTTACGATTTGACCGTGATTCTGGATACTATCGAGGTCAGACTGATTATGGTGTAGAGTGTATCTATTGCCATGAGTATTTCCCCAACGCAAAGAAACCTGAGTTTGGTGGTCATGTTTGCAGGAGTTGCAAGTGAGAGAGTTTGTACTGATATTCATAGGATTCGTTCTCGGTGATGCAATGGGCGTCGCTGGGATTGTAGACTTGGGTCATAAGGTAGCGAAATTATTTGGTTTTTAATTTTTTGTTTGACAATTCAATTTTTGTTTGAAATAATGTAATTGTTCGTTGGGAACTGAATCGCAAAACTGCTAATTACTACAGGAGATATATCATGGCAGTAGACTTCAAGACATTCGGTAAAATTGTTAAGCACGTTACCTCAGTGCGTAAACCTGTTCTACTTCGTGGTCGTCACGGTATCGGTAAGTCTACTGTTGTATACCAGTACGCTACCCATATCGGTCTTCCTGTTGTTGAGCGTCGTGCATCACAGATGACAGAGGGTGACTTGGTTGGGTTGCCTTCAGTAGAGAATAATTCTACTACATTCAATCCACCAGACTGGTTCAAGACTGCTTGTGATAGTGCTGTTGTTCTATTCTTGGATGAGGTTGACCGTGCAACACTTGAGGTACGTCAGGGTATTTTCGAGTTAACTGATTCACGTAAACTAAACGGGCATACTCTTCATCCTGATACCATTGTATTCGCCGCTGTTAATGGTGGCGAGCATGGTTCACAGTATCAGGTTGGTGAGATGGACCCAGCAGAGTTAGACCGTTGGACTGTCTTTGATATTGAACCATCCGTAGATGACTGGTTGGATTGGGCAAAAAAGTCTGACATCTCAAACGAGGTGTGGAGTTTTATTAACGCTAACCACAATCACCTTGAGCACAAGGATGACTTTGAACCAAACAAAGTCTATCCATCACGTCGTTCATGGGAACGACTAGATGAGTGCCTTGTCAAGGGTGACTTGTTTGAGGATGGCAATGCGCTGTATCATTTGACCAGTGCGTTTGTGGGTTTTGAGGCAGCAGTGGCGTTCCGTGACTTTGTTGCCACCATGGACAAGCAGGTTACTGTTGAGGACATAGTTGACAAGGGTGACTTGTCAAAGGTGCGTGATTTTGACATCAATGATCACACTGCGCTTGTCAGTAAGTTTGAGGCAGAGGCAGTCTTTGCTACCGAACTATCTCAAGAGCAGATTGAGAATGTTGCACGATACATGATGTCGTCTATGCCTTCAGAGGTTGTCATGAAGGTATGGTCACTGTTGGGTCAAACAGGTGGCGATGAGCAAAAGAATTTACTGAAGATCCATCAGGTTGAGATTGACGGTCGCACCTTTTCTGACTTCCTGGTTGATATGCTCAATCCAAACAATTAAATTTGACTTTTTGTTTAGGTCGTTGTATAATACAAAACATAAATGAATGGAGGTTGTTATGACCAGTGCCGAGAATGCCAAAGAATTTGACCTAAATTTTCATACTGCTAGACTCCTTATGTCCGAACCGTTCTTTGCAGCGATTTCACGTAGGGTTAACAAGCGTGCATCCTTTGGTATTCCTACCGCTGGCGTCATGGTAAATAAAGAGACAGCACAGTTTGAAATGTTGTACAATCCTGGATTCTTTGAAGGTCTAACCGATGTTGAGAAACTCGCAGTGCTAAAGCATGAATTTTATCATATCATCTTCAAGCACGTTACAGACCGTGCACCGTGGAACAATGATGATTCGGATGTTAATGCAAAGGTGTGGAACATCTGCACCGACTTGGCAATTAACTCTCATATCTCGGGACTACCAGATAATGCACTAGTACCAGGCAAAGCAGATACGCCATTCGCAGGTCTGCCACCGATGATGGCAGCAGAGTGGTATATACCAGAAGTCAAGAAACTAATGGAGCAGCAACAGCAGAGTGGTTCTAGTGGTCAAAACAATGGGCAAAGTCAATCTGGCGATACCATCAGCGGTCAGTCGTCGGGTCAGACCCCTATGGATTCACTAGATGATCACAGTGGTTGGGGTGATGTTCCGCAGGAAACGAAAGAAATTGCTAATGAGAGACTCAAAGACATTGTTAAACAGGCGGCCGAAGAAGCAGCGTCCACTAATTCATGGGGATCTGTATCACAGTCATTACGGAAAGAGATCCTTGAAAGTATCAAGACTAAGATTGACTGGCGAAAGGTATTGCGATTTTTTGTGAAGTCCTCACAGAAAGCGAACAAGTCTAACACTATCAGGCGCATTAACCGTCGGTATCCCTATATTCACGCTGGGCGCAAGTCTAACCGTGTTGCTAACATTGCGGTGAGTATTGACCAGTCGGGATCAGTAGATGATAAGATGTTGGGTATGTTCTTTGCAGAGTTGAACAAACTATCAGAGATTGCATCCTTTACGGTTATCCCGTTTGATACTAGAGTAGATGAAGATAAGGTGTACCAGTGGCGCAAAGGAGAAACCAGGAAGACAGAGCGTGTGCTACATGGCGGCACTTGTTTCGATGCGCCAACAAAGTACGTTAATGATCGTAACTTTGACGGTCATATCGTGTTGACTGATTTGATGGCACCTAAACCTATCCCTAGCAAGTGTCAGCGTATGTGGATGACCACAGAGCACTACGCTAACAATAGATATTTTTCTACCACCGAACGTGTGGTTGTGGTTGATTAGGGGTGAGCATGAGGTTGAGGAGAGGCAGTATGGTAATATCTAGCAAGGTAGGAAAACATGGACTACCTGCCATTGGTGTGTTGCTATACAGCAAGGGTCAAGACTGGTACTATGCCTTAACAAGTCCTCGACATGAGGATGGCGTCGTCCAGACCGTAGTATATAAGGATAAGAGGTCGAGACTTGTACAAGGCATAACCAGTGGTGCAGTGATATATTATCCAGCAAAGAAGAAAGGCAAATCATGATAGGTCGAGCATTCAAGTCAGACGGGTTCATGTGGTTGGTTATTGGTGAATCACGATATGATGGTTATTTTAACTGTATCAACACTGATTCTCAGATTGTTCAGTACAATGCAGGTTTTTTAAGGAAGGTGCTAAGATGAATTGTATGATTTCAGGGGATTTTACAATCGAAGAGTTGCAAAGAAATAAAGACTTGATTCTCAATGGTATCATGAGGGGTGTACTTGATACACTTTATCGTCTCGACGCATCCGAGATCGCCGCTACGGTCTTGTGTGATAGTATATCAGACGAAGAAATCACAGACGCATTTGAGGATGGTTTACAGACTCACTTACAGTATAGAAGTATGATGGGTGTAGGTGTAAGTATCGAAAATCGTTGACAATTCACGATTTTTCTTGCGGAAATTTTTTTTCTATAGTACAATGCAAAGCATAAGATGAACCGACGGAGATTGCATGAGAATTGTCACACTAGCATTATTCGCAACACTGTTAACAGGTTGTGGCGATGAGACTGAATTAGACTGTGATACAACGGTTGAATGTAGTGATGAAAGAGAATCTCTTTGTGATCCGCCAATAACGGAAGTGTACAGTGATGGCACTACAACGGTGGTTAGGTCATGTGTATACGCTACTTATGAGCACTGTTTTGAAAAAACAGTTTGCAGGGAAATAACAAGATAATGAAGAAAATGCCGATTGGTTCACTTGTTTCATACTCTAGGATTTACCAGAAATCATGGGGTGCATTTTATAAGAGTGAATGGGTAGGTGTCATCATCGAGCATATACCACGATGGGGTGAACAACACCCATACTATAAAGTTAAATGGACTCAAGGCACCGTCGAGTCTCATATATCCAGGGATGAACTAAAGTATTTCAGGGGTAAGAAGTGAAACCGATACCAGTGGGCACACTCGTTAAGTTATCTTCAGCAGCACACGATTCATACGGTTGTTACGATGGGTATCCGATAAGAGATACAAAAAAGTGGATTGGAATTGTGTTAGCGGTTAAAGAACCTGCGTATAGTTGGTGTGAAGAAAACTATATTGTTAAATGGATTAACCGCCCCAGTTGTCCTCACCGTTGGGTACCCCATGTTAGGAGAAAAGACTTAAAATACGCTAAGTTACCGAAATTATTGAAGAATCAAAAAAAGATTTGATAAATTGATTTTGTTTTGAAATAATGGATTCAAGTTAATCGAGTGAGGCAAACAATGACGTATAGACTCTACAAGAAAGGTGATGTCGTTAGGTTGAAGAACCCGCACCATATCAGGAATGGCGAGAATCACGGTGTGGGTATCGTTATCGGATACCGTAAACTATTGAATGGCAAGGATTGCAAAGATACGCCGATGGTTGTATGGTCGGGGAATGTTGAACATAATCCAGCAGCGGCGCTATGGTCTAACCTTAAACCGCATGACGATAACACACCGACCGCCGATACTGCACAGTGGAAACGATGCGTCGGACATTGGATGACTTGGGAGGAAGCACGATGATCGATGGACTAGAATTGTCAAGGGAAGCAAACCTGTTGTCAGTTGCTATCAAGCACGCCGTTTGGGAGGAGTTAAAAGACCAGAGGTTAAATGATGAGGAAGCGTTACAGGCAGTTGCGGAAGTGTTCGAGAGTCACAACGCCGCAAAAGCACTCGTTGAAGGTCTAAAAGACTATCGTAGGTTTTTGGAAATTTGCCCTGTTAAGTAATTGAAATTATTGAAGAATCAAAAAAAGTTTTGACAAATCAATTTTGTTTTGAAATAATGGTTTCACAACGTCGAGGAAAGGTAAATAAATTATGTCACGTCACAGCAACCACGTTATTCCTGAAGCATGGGCAGTAGGTCAGAGTGCATCGTCTCACACTGGTAATTTTTGGACCGATGGTACAAAGTTGTATTCGTACCGATTGTGCATCGGTGATACCATTAACGGTGACAAGGTGCTTTACGAGTACCGCTCAGGCACCGAGTACGGGTATCAGTCACAGACTACCTCATGTCACGTTGGCAAGGCAGCACAAAGCGCCGACCTGATCGACTGCGGTAAGCGTATTCGCAAGGCACGAGGATAAGACAAGAAAGGGGAAAATAAAAATGAAGTTTCTGATTCTGGTTGTGTTGGTATTATCTACAGGGTGCGCTAGTATGAACACCATTAAGCATGAGCGATTGACTAATGATACATTCAGAATCAAACAGTCGTTATCAAGTGATATTCTCTGCGTCCGTACAGGAAAGGCAGAGACTAAATGTTATCACGTCACAGGTGGAGATTAAAAGTATGGCGAGAAAAAAGAAAGCAAAAAAAACCTCAATCGCTAGAGCATGGGCAAAGACTCGCAAGCGATAGAAAAAACACAGAAAGCGAGGCGTAATGCGTATACGTGATGGCCCTAACCTTAGACCGTAACGGGAATCGGTCCCCCGCTTATACTAGGTTACAGGGGGATGACCAACGGAAGAGATCCCCCACAAAATAAAGAAAAAAAACACACAAAACGCTTGCGTATGTGTAACGAGTATGGTATAGTGTAAAGGTAATGAAGGGAGGAAGCGCAATTCTCTAACAGGTAATCAGGTGGATGCTAGTGTTTATCGGTGGTATCTAGTGTGTGCGGGTGTTAATCGCCTAACGCTGCGAACCGTTAGAAAAATAACGCAAAGCGACAGAATGTTATCGGCAGAATGGCAAAAATACGACTCGGATACGTGGGGGTTCGAATGGGGGGATCTCTTAGCGTTAATAAAAGAACGAGAAAAAACGTACACCGCAGTCGTCGGCACCATGAAAGAGGCGCTGTATGTCATACACGATGACACCCTAGAAAATACACAGAGTAGGGCAATCCGTGCGATGATAGTGATAAACAACGGGTACGACGTGAATAGATGCACGATATAAAGTGAGTCGATAAATGGTTGTAATTCTTATTGTTTTCATTTTTTTGTTGACAGATACAAAATAATTTGAAATAATGTTTTCAGAAAGTCGAGGAAAGGAAAAAACAAAATGATCAATCCATTACCGAAAAATCGTCTCTTTGCTACCCTGGACGCCAACGACGTAGCAGGCATCATCGCAGGACTACCCGAAGAGCACCGTGCAAACGCATACCGTATCTACTTCGGTACCGTCAACCA